GCTTAATTTATTGATATCACCGCTGGCAAATCTTGCGTCAACGTGGCTTGAAGGCAAAGTTGAAACCAGCAAAGCAGCGGCAGAAACAAAGGTCGCACAAGCCAAAGCAGCGGCCACTATTGCCCAGAAGCAAGCCACTGGCGAAATTGACTGGGATTTAAAGATGGCTGATGCCACATCAACAAGCTGGAAAGATGAATGGTTGACCATCTTGTTTAGCATTCCGCTGATCTTGGCGTTTTGCGGTGATTGGGGCAGGGCTATTGTCGCTGATGGTTTTACTGCACTTGAGGCAATGCCGCAATATTATCAATACACGCTTGGCACTATTGTTGCAGCTAGTTTTGGTATGCGTTCAGCAAGCAAGTTTTTTGGTAAGAAGTGAGGCGGCTATGAAAGCCGCCAAACCCGCCAACCACCTTTTTCAAGTTTTCTGGTTGCGTACTTATAACCACGATATCTAAGCGCGTCACGCAAAGACATTGCAAATTTGTATTGTTCAAAATGTACGCTATCGCCAATTTCCATTTTGTCAGCCAAAACTGATTTTGGCTCAATTAGTGGCACGTTCTTTTCGATTTCCATTTAAAATATCCAATCTTTCCCTAAAGCATCCCAGATGAAGAATTTGTTTTGCCCCGTCAACAACCCAATCTGGATCACTGAGGCGCAGGGTCTTGTCGCACCATACGCACCGACCTAAAGCATTAGAGGCCGGTGCATAGGTTATTTTCTTTTTAGAACGGGATCGCATCTTCTAAAGGCTGCATTTTTTCGGCGCGTGGCGCATCCTGTTCTTTTGGTGGCATTGGATCGCTGATCGAGGCTGACATATATTTGTTGCCAGCCGCGCTTTCGCGTATCCACAACGCAATGCGCTTTTCAACGCCATCCACATTAATCTTGCCAGTGTAGTCTGGCTGATTTTCGGCGGTCTTGTCGTTGTTCTTAAAGATCGCGCCGCGATTGGTGTTGTCATATTCAGTCATTTTGCACTTCTTCCTTCCGTTTACTAAACATTGCAATTTGATCGGCTGGTGCTTTTATGCCGCTGCCACCATACAGCGTTGTGTAAAGCGCGTTGACATCACGCACGCTTTTGCAGGCATCTAATTTTTCAGCTAAAACATCGTTGGAGGCGAGGCCAGCCGCCGGAGTGGATGCAGCGACTGGCCTCTTGTTAGCAGGCTGCGAACGGGAGGGAAACGCGCCACGCTGACTAGCTAAGTTACCATCATCGTCAGCCGCATTCAATCCGAACATCGTCAACAAACTTGCCCTGCGGAAATATGTCACGCAGCTAATAAATGACTGCGGCGTGTCTTTTTCTGGGCTGATCTGCAAAAAGCTACTAATCTTTTCGCCAGTCTCCAAATGCACAACAGTTGTCACCAGCGCACCGTCTTGGAAATATTGCGCGAATGACAGCCCATATTCGGGCAACACATCAAGCGCGGTCAGCACATCGCCAAGCGTTGAATATTCTGATTTGAACATCGGGTTCTTGCCAGACTTTCCGACAGATGCAGCCTTTCTAACATCGGCCAACGCCGCGTGCAGTTTTAGATTTTCCATAACTCTTTTGCCCTTTCAAGCCACTCTTGTTTCATTTTCCATTGATACATATGACCCCAGTCGGGATCAGTGATTGATGCCAGCACTTTTGGATCGGTGCTAACGGTCAACAGGTTTTGCCGGATCAATGCTTTTTGACGCATTTCATTCAGCGCGTGATTGATGCCTTCAGCTTGCAATTCTTCACAGTTATATGCGTTGAAGATGATCGCATCGTGTTCTGCTATATAAATGATTGATGGCGTAACCCGCAGTGCGTGCCAGTAAATAGCAGCTTGGCAGATGTGCGCGAACTCCGGTTTTTTAGGCAGTGTGGCCTTTGCCCAGCCCTGCGACCCGTCTTTCAACAGCTTTGTTTTGCGCGGTGCTTTAGTTTTCATTTCGGCAAACATTGAGCCTTCAACCAGCAAATCGACAAAGCCAAGGATCGGCACGTTCACATCATCCAACCAACATTCAATGCGTTCTTCATCGATTGCGCCTGTGAACCCGTTTTCTACACAAATATTCACACCCTGATGAACCATCGCAGGGATAACTTCACGAAACTTCACACGCAACACATCATCTTCATCGGCTGGGTGGAAATCAAAAGCAAGCTGCGCGGCTTCAATTGCTTCATCAATATCTGCGCCGTGGCACACAATAGACTGCACTGCCGTATGCACTGAAGTGCCAATTGCAGCGCGTTCACCAACGCCAATTTCTTGCCGCTGTTCTTTTGTTAGGTGCAGATAGTCAAATATCCACTTGGCCGGTGAGCGTAAAAGCTGACTGGCAGATAAATGGCTGAACCCTGCGGTTTTCCAAAGTTCACTGATTTCCCGTTTTTTCATTTCACCACGTTAGCCCATATCGCTCCCAAATGGCAACAGTTATTTTTTAACTTTACAGATATGATCGTTTTGGGCAATGCTAGGGCAACTGAAACGGGGGCAGCTATGTCTGGATCAAAATCAAGAAACAAAGGTCGCGGCTATGAATATGAGATAGCCAAAGAACTTTTCGACCATCTTGGGTTGAATTTTGTGCGGGAACTGGATCAAACGCGGCAAGCACATCTTGGCGATTTGGTGACGAATGATTGCGACTTTCCTTTTGTCATCGAATGCAAAAGATATAAATCCGGCGTTTCGGGTGATTGGTGGTCACAAGTCTGCACAGCCGCTGCGGTGGCCGAAAAAATACCGGTGCTGTTTTACCGTCTCGATAGAATGAAAACCCGCGTGCGCTTGCCTGTGGCGGCTATTGTCGGGCTTGCTGGCTGGTCGCCTAATCAAGATGCGGCTGAACAATATGATTGGCGATATGCCGTTGAAACTGATCTGGACACGGCAATGATGATAATTCGGGAGCATTTGAATGGATGACGATATCGGCAAAAAGACGGTTGGCGACCGCGAATATACGATGGTTTCCAGCGAAACGTGGATCGATGTGAAAGATTTGACCGTCAACATCGTCAAAGGCAGAACGGGCGTGAAGGTCTGGATTTACGAACGCAACACCGGCAACCTTGATCCATTAGCTATCTGCGAAGCCGATTATGTGGCAAGAGCGTTAAAACGTCATAACGTCATACCGTTTTTTCCGAAAGGTCATTTTAATGATCCAAAAGGGTGATGGTAAATTTGCCATATTATATTCACAAGGCCGATGCCCGAAGTGTCGCGGGTATTTGCAGCCAGTGGGCGATGTTTATGTCTGCGAAATATGCAAGATGACACACAAAGGAGTGGAAATTGGAAACCGAACACAATCTGAAAATGGAGTTGCTGACGATTAGTGAAATCGGCAAAGCGTGGAAATGCGAACCGGTTAAGTTGCCACAATATTGTCAATTAGATTTCGCATTAACGCGGCAAGGCAAGATCGAAGCATTTGCCGAAGTCAAGTGCAGGACATTTCCGCGCAATAGATATAAAACGTCACTGATCCATCTTCACAAAATGATGTATGCGCGGCAAGTGGCTTTCGAGACTGGCATACCGACTTTTTTGATAGTGCGCTGGACTGACTGCATCGGGGCTTGCAGCTTTAAGGTGGATTTTGCCACAACGATAGGCGGCAGACGGGATCGCGGGATTGAGCGCGATTATGGCTTGATGGCAGAAGTGCCAATTGATGAATTTCATATTGTGAGGGAATTTGATGAAACGATCTGAAGCACTGGAAAAAGTGCAGCTAATATTGAACGAACGCGGTGCCAGCTATGGCGATTTGCGTAAAAACTGGACGCAAACCAGTCAGATGATGTCAATGGTGGTTGGCAAAGATGTAACGCCGGAGCAGTTTGGCGCGATGATGATTGCAATGAAGCTGTCAAGGCTTGCCAACAGCGAATGCAGCCACGTTGACAGCCTGTTGGACATTATCGGCTATGCAGCCCTAACTTTGGAGATTTTGCACGATGAGCATTAAAGCACTAGATTGGGCGATGGATGCCCCTGTAAATGACCCGCTAGCAAAGCTGGTGCTGATTGTAGTTGCGAACCACCACAATGACGCAAGGGGCGTTGCTTGGCCTTCTGTGGCGCATATTGCCAAGGTGACAGGCGCAGCCGAACGCACAGTGCAGTCAAAGCTGAAGAAGCTGGAAGATGACGGCTTTTTGTTTAGAAATATGAGGTCTGGAAGGTCAACAGAATACACCCCCGCATATCTTGCACCCCCGCAAATGACTGCACAAACCCCCGCAGCAGATGCACCCATAACCTATAGAGAACCGTTAAAAAGAAATAAGGGGAAAACCAAAGTTGTTGACTGGGAACCTGATGAAGCTGATCGCCAATTTGCTCAAAGCAAAGGGTTGGATGCAGCCGAAGTGCTAGAGGCAATCCGCTTGTGGGATAAACAGAACGGCAACAAAGCCGCATATATCGACCTGACAGCCTTTTGGCAGAACTGGTGCATAAGAGATGCCAAAAAGAAGCCAAAGCGCACCACAGGCTATTCTAAGCCTTTCAATGGGCAATCTAGCGAATGGACACCGCCACAGCGCAAGATGATCACGCTGGATCAGTGGCAAAGGCTGAGTGATGGAATGCGTACCTTTTACAAGCAAAACCGGCCAGACGTAATTGCCGAATTGAAGAAAGTTGGTGCTGATGTGTAAAAAGGTGTAGACAGGTGTTAATAAACCTGATACGACTTTTAATTATCACAGCAAAACGGGAGTTTGCAAAATGCCTATGAATTTTAAATTTAAAATCACAGAAGATGATGCAATAAAATTAGAAGCTTTATTCTATGAAATTTATATTTGGGATAGGCGGGCTAAAAGGACTAATAATGCACTGCAAAACGCATTTTCAATATGCGCTACTGCGGCTGGTATGGATGTTCTGCATTTGATACCGCAACACATTATAGATTGCGGAAAAATTTTTTTAGAAAACCTATCAGAAGATGATGAGTTATTGGACTATTATTCTCTGTCTATGTTTGACAAGGCTCCTTACTAATGCGCGGCCTGATGGTCATAGCAGTATTGGTGGCCGGTTGTAGTTATACGCCGGTCGCTGATCTGCGCGTTAGCGGTGATAAAGCGCAGCTTTACCAGCGTGACGTTACTGAGTGCCGCCAGCTTGTTGATGATGCGTTATCGCCTTTGCAGTTTGGTGCGGAGATCAAATGGTTGAATGAGTGCTTGCGGGGTCGTGGGCATAGCGTATTGGGGGTCTGATATGGTTAGGGATACAATTGGAATGCTGTTTGTGACCGCACTGGTCATCACGTTTGGCACTAATGCCATTACAGATGATTACAACATCTTTGCATTGATGGTGCGGTTTGGGGGTTGATATGAAAATAATTTTACGCAAAGAAGCTAAAGCGCAGGGATTGTCACGTTACTTTACCGGCAAGCCTTGTAAACAAGGTCACATTGCTGAAAGGCAAACTAGCCAAGGTGGCTGTATAGTTTGCAAAAGGCAGTGGTCAAAAGAAAACAAGCAATATTATAAAGAATATTGGAGCAAAAATAAGGATAAGGCTAAAGAAATTTGGACAAAACATAATCGAAAAAAACGTCATCTTTGGCCGGAATATTATGCAAAAAATAAAAGCAAGATTATTGCATATCAAGAGCAGTATCGTAATGATCCAATGAACCAAGAAAAAATCCGGCAAGCAAATACTGTTTATAGGCAAGAAAACAAAGCGCATTTAAATGCTTTAAAGGCGGCATATAAAGCAAGCAAAAAAGGGGCGACCCCTGATTGGGTTGACCATAAGGTCATTGCAAAGCGTTATCATAAATGCAAACTTCTTAATGATGAAGCTGGTTATATAAAATATCACGTTGATCATATTGTTCCGATCAGAGGCAAAAAAATATGTGGGCTTCACGTTCCTTGGAACTTGCAAGTCATCACAGCAAAAGAAAATATGCAAAAGAGCAATAAGTTTGAGGGATGAAATTGAATGCCCAGAATGTCTGGGCGATGGCTGGCTTGTTTATTGGGTGGGCAAGCGCGGAGCCAATGACCCTTGTGGCAGCGAAGTGCAAGATGATTGCGATGTATGTCACGGGTCTGGGATGATAGAGAACCCAGA